TAAGAAGGGTGAACGCAAAAAGACACATTCTCAACGTCATCAGTTAAATATTCCTGCGTAAATTCATCTGCCATTGGTTTCAATAAACCAACCATCTTAGGTGCTAATTGTGGTGCAATTAATGCCGCTGTATTGTAAACCAGCATTAGCTGTGCTTCCTGTGGAAAGTCAGGAGTATTAGCCGATGCGTCAAAATCTTCCAGAGGCCTATCAACTGTTATAATCAACTTGTCAGGTGTAGAGGTCAGTACCTGAATATAATCAGCAGATTGTCCGTCTGGGTCTCCTGCTGCTGTTTTTACATATAATGTATCTGCACCAAGTGAATCGTTATCGCCCCAAGCGTACTCGCCATTAGCAAGACTACCAAGAGTCCCTGCGGTTAACTCTGTCCCATCTGCAAATACATATGTTGGCTCTGCTGTAATACTTGAACCAGTATAATAATATTCACCAGTAACAGCAGGTGAATCCGTAAAGTTATCAGTCGTACCATCCGACAAAGAAACAGACGCAAGTGAAGCAACAGGCCAGACGTAAAGTTTTCCCTGGGTCAGTTGCTGGTCATAATAACAAGAGTTGACTATTCCAGTAGAACCTTTTGTTGGTAACTGCCTGTAGTCGTTACCTGCAATAATATCAATCTCTATCTCGCTGGTAGTGTCTGTGGTTGTTGTTCTTCGTGCATAGCGTAATGACAGTGGTCTATTCACGTTCTTGTTACCACTTGCGCCTATCGTGTAAACCTGCTTTTCATCGTAAAGTGGTATGGTATGCTCTGTGACACCAAATAAAGGTTTACGTTTATTTATCTTCTTCACAAAAAGATTTAACATTATCTTTGCATTATTATAACCCATATGATTAGTAAGGCTATAATTAGTATCTGCTCCGGCAACCCCCAAAAGGTTAAGAGCCGCCAGGATAATGCCATCCATATCAAGGGTATAATCAATTGAGCCTGATGTAGCCATTAGAAATCACTCGCTGTTAAAATTCTTGTTGAAGTATATCCTACTTCTATATTCGATACTGCGCTTTGAACAGTCCTGCTCTCTGGGAAAAACACTATAATCTGCAACGTGTCAGAAGGTGGCAGGCTGGAAATTTCACGCTCAACTATTGTTGCGCTAGAACTTTTTGTAATAGTGCCATCAGAGTCCATCCACATAGAACCATTGAACCACTTACCATTCAATATATATGTTGGATTGCCTGATTCGGTTATTGTAATCGAGTCAAATGATGTAATATGCCTTCCAGTAACACTGTAAGACATTGTTGGCAGTATTACTCCTGAGTATTCGTGTGTAGGCATAAGCGAACTGTCAGCCGCTGGGTCGTCCACATAGTTGCTGGTGTGTTGAACCTCGTTGAATACTAGTAAGTTATCAACTGCGCAACGCCTATCACTTAAAGTAGCATCGCCTGCAACTTCCATGGTTACTGTATGATAGTCTGCCTCATATCCAGGGGCAACACCACTCAGGTCAAAGTTTACACCCTTTTGTGTGCCATCGACAAAGAACCTTGCGACTTGTGTATCAGTATAGTCCCAATTAAGCTCTAATGTGTACTGCGTGTCATCAGAAAAGCCAGTTGCAATGCTTGTTTGAGCTAAAGCTCCACCCAGTTCGACATTAGTTGTCCCGTCAGGGTTGACAACTATAACTATCTGTTTTGGAACAGAATCCCAAAGGGTAACAATAAAATAATTCAGCTTTGCTCCATCTGAATCGTGTGTATAACGAAACCTGATACAACCTTGCTCATCTGGGATATCAGGAGCTAGATTTAACTCGTAAGCAATATTTTCTTCATTCCGGTCAAACAAAAGTTTAGAATCTGAAATTGAAGGATAAAAGTCAGGACTTGATTCATCGACAGCTTCGCTAGGGTAATCTAATGAAACATCTTCATTATATTTTCCATACACAATAATACTAGTATCTGCTAGTATTTGTTGCAACTGACCACCACCAAACTCTGCTTTGATTGGATCGTAACTGAAACCAGTATTATCTGCGAAATCCTCAGTAAAAGTGGTGCTAGAGCTATTCTCATACTGCCAAGGAGCCTCGCTCCTAACAAGGTCTGCCTTAATGTTCTCCTTCCTGCTTTTAACAAAATCCTGTGGGTGTCTTGGTTCCCAGAAGTCTTTTCTGACTATATACCCGTCCCATGTACGCCTTGCTTCATGTGTTTTCATGGTGAAACCTGAATAATCACAGATTAGTTTGTTTTCACCAGGTATGTAGTTATCTTTTACTTTCATAAAAAAACCCAAAAAAAAAAGGCTAACACTTTCGTGTTAGCCTGAAAAAGAAGAAAAGCGAGAAACGAAAACGTAGTGAGGGGAGCGACTGTATTTTTGCTTCTCATGCAAGTCTTAATTTATACTACAAAACTACTAATTGCAACTATTTTTTTTTAGTCATCTGCGGATGCTGTGACAGACGCTGCATCAGTACGTAAAATGTTACCTGCTGCTGCGCCAACATCTTCACCGGCAAAGTTGTTACTGAAAAACATAGTGTCTGCAACTGTTTGAGCTGCGATTGTAGCAACATTACAGAAGAAATGGTTATCAATTACATACCCTGTAGTACCTGTCAACATTTCAATCACAGGCTCAGTGCCGATATTGCCAGAGCCACCGTTGATTAAGACGTTGTTTCTAATCATCAGTTCAGTTGACAATGTAGTGATACCATTAATGTTAGCTGTGGAGTAGTCACCAGCAATAAGATTGTTCTGGACTGTTCCTTTAGTAGTTGCGCCAACAAACTTAATCCCTACCGCTGCCCCACCAAGACCGTTATCAATCATACATCCTTCAATTGTTGGATTGCTTACGACTCCAACATTAATCGAAATAAGGAACTCATCTGTTGCTGTTGTTTCAACGTCAAATTTACAATTACGAACTATAGCGTTATCAGCTCCTGCCTCAATATCAAGACCAATGGCAACGCCTGTAATGTTAGAATGAAAATTAATATTCTCAATCAAAACATCATCAGCTCCAATTGCACAGGTGGTATCTGCATGAAGGAAATCAATCTGAGGTTGGTTTGAGCCATGTCCAAGACCAATTATATTAATGCCAGCCACGTCTGCGTCAAACAGATCAGCCGCTGAACCGCTTTCATAATGGTTAGGCATTACATATATAGTATCACCCTTATTAGCGGTACACCTGCCGATTGCATAATCAATCGTTGCAAATGGTTTGTTCTTGTTAGTACCTTTGTTGCCGTTTGAACCTGTATTCGAGTCAACAAAGAATACGCTACCTGTTATCATTCGTTCACCAGTCAAGGGTACTCCCATGCTGGCTACTCCGTTTGGAAAATTTGTATATCCACCCATTTTAAACCACCTTTTATAAAGTTTTAAGGCAATACATAGAGGTTGGGGAACCTCTATGTATCAGTTGTAAGATTAAACACTTTGAGCTTGTGGTTCAATCAAGTAAGTTTTTGTATCATCATGCGCCTTGCGAACCATAAAGCGAACGGAAATCGACCTGACCGAATGAATATCGCTCGTAGCAAGAAGCTTTTGCGTTCTTGGTGTCAAAGTCGTTATCTTGCTCAAACTGTATTTTAATCCTGTCATAACCAATCATGCCACGAGGTGCATTAGTTCTGATGAACCAAGCGTCAGTATCAGTTAAATAATGGTTAATAACAACTTTAGGGATAATGCCCATTGATTTCAAAGCATTAGTTGCATTGTTGCCAGTATCATTCTGCAATGTAGACTCAAGAATACGCTCTGCCTCAAACGCATTTGCAGGTGCTACAATTAAACACTTTGGCATGAGGCTGATGTTCATATCACTGCTGTTTTTTGCGTTCATTATCTGAACACAAAGGTCTTCAAGGGATGCCTCACTTAAATCAGCAGCAACGGCAAGAAGATTACTCTGAGTACCTGCTTTAACAGGATGTGATGCAGACAGTAATGCAACTCCATCAGCACCAGGATAAGAAGAACTGAACGCTCTGTTGTAAACGTTAGCTGCCACGTTCTCTTTTGTCTGTGTAGCTGCGAAAGCAAGTGCAGGTACATAGCGCCTAGATTTAGGCAGGTAAAGATTGTCGTCAAGTTCTTCTTTAACGATTATGTATCCACTTGCATATGCAAGGTGAACGAATCTCTTAGTGATTCCCTGGGAAAGAGTTTGATAGACAACGCTGCTACCTTCTGTCTTCTGTGGAACCAGGCTAAAGTTAGTTAATTCCTGCTCTTCTTCATAGTTCTGTGTAGAAGTTTCCATGTCGAAAAGCTGGGTGTACTCTTTAGGATGTTCGTTATACTTCTGTCCCCAGAGTTCCTTTATTCCGGGCCATAACAGTTTTGGATGTAAGCCAGTATTGATTGCACTCATTTTATACTACCTCCTTAAATGCCGATTGCGCCGACAACTTCTGTGTGGTTATTGATTCTTACCAGAACTTTAGCATGTGTTAAGGTAGTATCGTTATCTTCACGAGCAACTGCTCTTACTATTGTTAGCTGATTACTTGCATCTGCTGCCGGAGCATCAGAAGTAGTATCAAGCTCTGTTCCAGAGAGACCAGTTGTTGTGCTTCCAGAATGGGTGTCGATAAGAACTGCATTGAGTCCTATAGACGCAGCAGGGATTGCTCCATCTGCCTGTATTTCAAACAACAGTGCAGGGTCGTCAGCTACCCATACTATATTCTCTGTAGAAGCAGGGGAGTAGATATTGCTCAGGTTGTCTCTGTTTGGGCCGAACCCTACAACAACACCAGTGATTGCGTTGCCATCGCCTACTGTTGCTCTTTCGATATCAGGTAAGGTTCCAATAGGGAAACCTTCAATAGCTGCTGCGTTACTTCCACCAGCAACTTTAATTACTGCATCGCCTACAAACATTGCAGTCGCATATCCTGATGCAACTGAATAAGCATTACAGGCACCGTTATAAGGCGCACCGCTCTTGTAGCAGACTGGTTTTAACCCAAAAGGGGTATCTTTGTTAGCCATTTGTTTTTCTCCATCTTAAAAATTATTTTGTTATTTGTTACAACTTTTTTCAGGCTACTCTTAAACTTATCTCTACTCAATTACGGTGCTGCTTCTGGTTACTAACTGTTTGTTGTGTAGGTAACGTCTCCGTAGGTGTGAGCGTTGTCAATTCCCTTTACGCCACCACCACGAATTGCGTCATCTACAACTTTGTTCTTCTGCTCTTTTGTTGCTTGATCTTCTTCGTACCACTCTTCTTTTATCTCCATTAAATATGCCTTGATAGGTGTACCGTTTTTGCTGGTGCCAGCTAACATTGATACCCTTGAACCCATATCGGTATTGTTATCGCCAGAACCACTTCCTATCTTTGTGTTTTTCTTTGACTCAACAAATCTATAGCCACCATTTAATGCCTCTGCAACTCTGTTTTTTGCATCATTAACCCAACGTCCAACATAACCCTTTGTGATTAATTCACCGTGTATAGATTGTTTTGTCTTGTGCGTACCTAAAGGCACTCTACGCTGTCTCTGTTCTGCAAGACCTTCTTTTCTATCTTTTGGTGTAGACTTCTCTTTTGCACTCATTATATATCGTCTCCATACTCATCTATTACAGCTTTGGCATAATCGTCAACGCTCTTAAACAAACCCTGTGAAACAAAATCCTCTGCTATTTTTCTGGCCTCTGGTGGTAGTGAAGCAATGGTTTTACCCTTCTTCTTACCAGACGACTGTCCACCAGCAGAAGCATTGCCCTCAACATTGTTGGGCTGGTTCCTGTTCAGGTTAGCAAACTTGTCAGGGTACAATGCCTTAATTTTCTTGGTCACTTCATCGTAAAAAGCCCTACCTGTTATGTGGGTAGGGATAGTGGCACCCAATGCGTTAGCAGTATCCATCATTTCAGGGTTAGAGCTATACCACTGATTCTCAGCAGACCATTGAATAAACTCAGGGTCTGGTTGAGCATTTTCCCTGTTGGTATCTTGTGATTCTGTTTTCGGTGGCTTCTTGGCTTCAATCTCTTGAGTTACCCTGTCAAATTCGGCCATATCGCCGTCTTCTGCTGCTTCTCGTTGTTTTGCCTTTAAGTCTGTAATGGCTTTATTGTACGCTTCTTTTTTAGCTTCTGCAACTACTTTTACGTGATGTTCCGTAAAAGCTTGCATTTGACGCTTCATATCAGTAAGGTCTTGAGCCATTTTTTCGTTGCGTTCTGCCTGCACTGCATGAATCTTGTCACCTACCGCCAGGAAGTCCTCAGCAGACCGCCAATTGTCAGGATTGCCACGATATTCAGCTTGTGGCACCCACCCCTGGGCCTTTGCTCTTTGTTCAGCTTCTGATGGCTGCCCTTTCTCTTCTAATGTTGTGTTTTGCTCTTCACTCATTTTGTTTGCTCCAATATTGCTACTAAATCTTTATCGTTGATTACTCTGTAATCTTTTTCATCAGCACCTTTAATGAAAAGACCAGAATATTTATCAAACAATACCCTGTCACCTATCTTTGGCAATTCACAGTTCCAGCCATCAAACGCCATGTCTGATGTAGCAACTAAAATTCCCTCTGTCTGTGCCATTATTTCCTTCTCCGTTGCCGTTACAGCCTTGTAAATCAAACCGCTTTCAGTTTTCTCGTCAACTGTATCTGGCAAGACTAAAATCTTATACTCTACTGGTTTTATTCCTGACTCGTTTTTCATTGTTGCTCTAATCCTCGATTGTTAAATTTAATACTTCGTCAATACCAGCTAAGAAACCTGTTGTCTCAGCCAGTCTTAACGCTACTTGCTCACAATTGCTTCTGTCTCCCAGGCATTGGCCCGATACCGCCAGTGTCTTCTTTTCCTCCTGCAATTCCTTCAACATCTTGAACACCTGCCGTGTCGCTGGATTGCGTTTCCACTCCTTTAGCCTGCCCGTTGTCAGTGGTTCCTCCATTGCTTCCTTCTCCTGCTGTCATAATCTTTAACTCTTCAAGTTGCGCTTTATACTTGTCAAGTTGTATTCCTTCCTCTTTACTCTCTGCATCTGCTAATGATTTAATCGTATCTGCTCTTAACTTAATTATCTCTTCGTGTATCTTCTTCACCTCAGCTTGTTGCTTTACCATATTGCCTTGAGCTTCTATAACTTCTGGACTTGGCATTGGTGGTGGTGGGTCTTTCGGGATTACCGAGTCGATATCATGCACGTCCATAGCTTCCACATACCTGCGCTTTATCTCGTGGCCGTTAAATGAAGGGTCATTAGCAAAGGCCATTAAAGCTTCTGCCTTCAACAACCGCTGTGATGCAGATGCTATTGTCGGATCTGCTTGTGGTTTAATATCTGTTGTGTCATTGTTATAATCAGCCCTCTTTATGGCTCCCTGGTCGTCAAGAACCTGGAAGTATGATTCCTCTGGTAAATATTTACGGTTAAGTTTATATAACTTGGCAAATTCAGCAGTCATTGCCCTGAATATACGTTTGTAAATAGCTGTGAATACCTTCAAGCCCTCTTCACGCTTTATCATCGTAGTGGTTGCAGTCTCACCTTCTGATGAATCACCCATTAAAATATCCTTGACGCTGGCAATATCCTTTGCAGAGTCAATCAGGAGACCGAGCAAGTTAAAGCTTGTAGGTGTCGGGCCTCTAAAGTTATGAGGAATTAACGAGTCTCTTAACGACATACCGTTAGTCTCGATAGGCATATACTCGCCAGGCTTCAATGCTTCATCGCCAGCCGGAACCTTTGTACTCCTTGCCCGGAAACCTCCCTGCAAATTAGCCAGTGAAGATGCGTCCAGCATATGGTTGATGTTAGTGTTAATTATATCAGACAATAAACCAATTAACTGACCAAAACCAATGTCGTAAACTCCACCATTAGGTGATGGAATGAAAGAATATTTAGTGTAATATTGAATAGGCTCGATACGTACTAACTGTTTTAAAGAATAATCTGTAGGCTCGACTGGTGGAATATAAGAAGGTGTACTAGTGTCGCCAAGTTCTTTGTAAGCCTGTGTAGCTATAGCCTGTGACTCTCTGTTCTTCTCCATAATAGCCTGGTTCTTAGCTTCAACTGCGTCCATGTCCTCTTGGACAGAAATAAGACCGTCAGGTGAAATGAAAAACAAGCTTTCATCGTCATATCTTGCAACTATCCTTACAACCTTGCCAGATGACTTATGCACCGTGACTATATAAGGCTCTTTATAGCCATCGTCATCAAGGTCAAGCAATGTATGTTGCTCTATAAACTCTTCAGGCTCTTCTGCCTCAAGGTCTATAAAGTCAATATCAATGTCAAGCCATGTACCTGCATTAATACGCTCGATTATAAGCTGTGGCGTTAAGGTAAATTCTTCAGTTACACGTGTGGCTTTGTTGAAGTCCTTGGTCTCATAATCTACAACCAAGTCCTGCGCCCACACTATCTTGGACACGTTCCTGCCAAGCATAGAGTCAAAGTAAGATTTCTTGAAGAAGCAACCAACGATAGGTAAAACAAGCAAACCCCTATCCATATCAGGTTCCCATTCGTCCATCTCTTCCATCAACTGATAGCTCATGTGTTTACTTACACGTTCACCCCTTAAAGTCTTAGAACCGTCATGATCATAGCCAGGGATAGTACACTTAACTATATTTTTACCTGGCACAAGTGAAGGATAAGCACGGGCATGAAATTGAATCGCCGCTGTTAATAGAATTGGATACTTTACATTAGCTGCGTTAGGCCAAGGGTAGTTCTTCTGCTCTACCTTCTGCATTGCCATATCAATGTAATCTTTAGTGTTCTCCATCCATTCTGCACGTGAGTCATCGTCCTGCTTATAGTACATATAAGCCATCTGACCTATCTTGTCCAGTTCTTTGTCGTTAAGTGTTGTTGCTATATTAGTCATACGTGATAAATCACGCAGCTTTTGTACGCTGTTAGTCATTGCTTTTTACCTTCGCTGTGTATAATGTATAAGTTTAGTACCCACAGTATCTGCTCCTGCCATCGTTAGATGGTGAATGGTAGGTATCTCTGTCGTTAATATACTCGTCAAACTCTGACAAGTCAAAACTAACTGGCATTGCAAAGGTTAAGCCAAGTGCATCACCACCATCTGGAGACTGAACACCTCGTTTTCGCATATCCTCTTTGCTCTCCAACTTCATCCTGCCGTTAGAGTCCCATGAATAATTAACAGCCACAAGGTCGCTCTGTAAACTGTCATTGTCTGGAATCTCGCATGGGAACTCTTTTAACCATAAATTCATGTTCCCCCACATTTCTGCCCTGCGGTTCACATATTTAATCGGCTCTGTAGGACGACTACCAAAATTAACAGCCTGGACTATATCACGAAAACCTAACTCATTCAACCTGTCAACCACACCTGCGCCAAGGCCACCAACATCAATAAACATCCTATGTGGCTTCTCGTTCCTTATTATCCTGGCACAGATACCTGTTACCTCCATGGTATCAAGTTTCTTAAAATGCTCAAGATTATATGCTTTGCGCCCCTGCCTCCTTATTATAGCAGTTGCATCGTTGCCAAACCTTGCAGGGTCAACACCTACAACTAAAGGCCCGAAAGCCTGGTCTTTAATACTGCATTTCCTCGCTTTAACTACATCCTTCGGCTTAATAAGGCCATTATCGCCACTTGCAAGGAAAGCTTCACTGGCAACCATCGGATATTCCTGCTTAAACGCCTCTGCACCGTCAGCACCATTAGTCGAAAACGCTGCCACCTTCTTCCTGCGCCATGCAAGCTGCTCGTCAGTTAAACCAAACTGCTCTGCAAGGTCGCCCTCTTCAGGGGTACGCTTAAACTTACCATAATGCTCTTCATAGGTAGGAATATCAGCCACATACTCTTCCTGCCAATACCAAGGAACGAAAATAGCCTGGAAGTCAGAATTACCCTGTTCAGCACTCACCCATTGCTGATGAAAGAAGTTCCCAACCCCGTTTGCAGTCGATTCTAATATTACCTCTGTGCCTTTAACATCACCAACAGATTGCAAGACACCTTTCGCATGATTACTTGCATTGTCCCAGAAGGCAACCTCTGATCCATGAAACAACTGAACGTTACCACCACGGCCTACCTCTTTAGTGCCAGCAGTTCCAATTCCATAACCGCTGTCCAGTTTATCAAAAATAAGCTCTCGTGAATTGCTCCTGCCTGTAGTCGGCTTTAACGATTCAGGTAAATTATCATTATAACGATGCACCATCCCATATAAAGTGTCAGTGGCCTTGCTGTGATGGGTCAAAATAAAAGTAGAACAGCCCCTGCGATGTGTCGTCTGATGAAAGAACCTGCCACCAATATAAGTTGACGCTCCCTGTTGCCTGCCTTTAAGAATCAAAGCCCTAACCCTGCCAGTCTTTTCAAGTTGTGCCTGCAACCGCTCGTGGATATACTGCTGTGCCTTGTTGAAGGTGAAGTTAGTAAGACCGCCCTCTTTAGTCTTTATCTGTAAACAGTTCTCAGCGTAAAACGGCAAGTCGTCCTTGAACCGTTGGCGTATCTTTAACTTCTTCTGCTGTTTCTCCTGGTCTGCTATTACAGAAGTTACCATCAGGTTACACCAACTGATCTAAAATGTCTTCGTGGGAACCAACATTAACCTGCACCGCTGTATCAACCTTGCCTCTCAGGTTCTTAGTGGTCTGTGATAAATCCTTTAACCTCGATGGACTAAGCTCGCTCTCAGGGTCAATTGCATCGGCCGTATCCCTTGCCTTCATTGCAATAGATATCTCAGCAGCGTTTAAAGCCTTTGCAAGCTTCATGTCATGCACTGCCTGGAAGATTACAGCCTCTCGCTCATATGCGTTTAACTCGCTTAACTCATCTGCCCCCACCAACTGACTAACAAGCTCTTTCTGTGCGCTGGTCTCCACCAACTGGACAGTTTCTTTGACTACCTTTGGAATTTTCTTCGATGCACGTTTCCAGTTATGTTTCTTCTTCATCTTTAAAATAAAAGACTCAGATACCTTGTGTTTCTTGGCTATTTCCTTTGCAGTCATCCTATTGTCAAGCTCGTAATCTGCCTGAACCGCATAGAGAACGTGGGGCGCAACGGAGTCTTGCACTGGCAAGCCATCGGCTGATTTACTATAATGGGTACGTCTTCCTGCCTGTTTACTCATTGTTGTTTAGCTCTCTAATGTGTATATCTTTACTGTTTAGCTCTGGTTTTGAATTGCTTTTTAGCCGACACAAATTTGTGTTGGCTAAATTATTCTCGCATGCCCTGCATATTACATACATAAAAACACATGCAAGCGCTACTAATACTAAAAAAATAAAACTCAAAGTAGATAGCATCCTTTCACCTTTACCATTTTTTCCTTTATAATAACATCGTTTTTTCAATGAGTCAAGAGGTGGTTTACCATTTTGGTTAAGCAAATGGTTAAATAGGTTTTTGGTTTTTTTTATTTTTTTTATTTTTTGCTCTAGGATTTTTTTTGGTTATTCAGTCTGTGGGGGTTACCCTTGATAGTCCAATCCTATATAGCCCCCCACCGGCCTTATATGTCGAGCGATACCAGGAACCAGGAACCATGCAGACCAAGGCCAGTTGACGCAAAGACCTCAGTTAATCCCGATTACGACAATCTTTATTAATCTTGCTTTTTATTGCTAAAAAGACTTTACAACTGTAAAGTATTATGATAGACTGTATTTAAGAGCTGAGGGAAACAGACTGACAGCAACGGTCAATGACCTAGAAAGTTTCCCGATTCTCTTACATTATTAATATATAGATAAAAAAAAGGGAGATTAGGAAAATGAAAAAAGAAATGATAGTTTTGTTGGAAGATGGCACCGTTGGAACCATCGTTACAGCAAAAGAGATTAGCGATGGTGACATGGTTACAGTCACCCTGCATGACGAAAACGGTCACGAAATAGAAAAAACAGGGCCAGTTGCAGATATACTGGAAGAAAAATAAAAAACGAGCTATAAAATAAAAAAAAGGAGATTACGCCATGACCAGAGCAGAACAAAACGAAAGTTTTTTTAACAACTTTGAAGCATCCTTGGAAGAAGCTGAAGAAAAAGCTATCCTGCATGAAGAGGGCTGTGACGGAATATTTACCTATCTATGGCCTGATGACTCTGTATCAGTTTTTTGCTGGTACGACAAAGAAATACAAACTTACGGAATGTTATAAAATAAGTGTTACGAATTTAAAAATCGTAACACTGTTACCAAGTTGTTGAGATCCAGGAATAAAAACAAAAAAAGGAGATTGGACATGCTAAAGATAGGACAAATCATATCAGGACAAACAAGGGACGAAGGGATCACAAACAAAAATAATAGGGAGATGGGGATTACATTATACCAAGGCTGGGAAGAGGGGTACCAAGAGTATTCCTTGCCCCCTTTTTCCAGGTTAATGCTGATAGAAAAGGGATGTGCGCACTACTGCGCACGCCTGAAGGTTGT